AGAGAAGCAACATATGCAAGATATTGGTGGACTGCATCCAACTTCCTCGACTACGGCAGTAATTTGAATGTCGTAAGAGTCAAGGTTAATGGTGACAAGACATCATCTTGTGTTGACGGTATCGAAAACATCTTTAATGACGCATCTTATGCCTCAAACGCAACATCTAATGCCGCAAAAGGTCCTTGGTGTGCTCGTTATCCAGGCAAACTTGGTGACAGTCTCAAGATTGTAGTTCTCGATAACGGTGGCGATCCAAACACCGATAGTACAGATCTTCTCAACGAATATTCTGACTTTATCGGAAACTTCGATGATGCACCAGCAACATCGGTATGGGCCCAAGGAATTGGTGCTACAAACTGCAAAGACGAACTCCATGTTCTCGTAATAGACGAGGGTGGTTTGTTCTCTGGTGTAGCAGGAACAGTTCTTGAGAAGTTTGCATTCCTTTCCAAGGCTTCAAATGCACAAAATGCAGACGGTCAATCCAACTACTACAAGGATGTTATCAACACCAATTCCGCATACATCAGATGGCTCGACCATCCAACTGCCAGTGGTGGTACTGCTGATTGGGGTGACTTCCTTGATATCAACAGTCCAAAAATATTTGATAGAATTCAAAATGCTTGCCAAATAAAGACACTCACAGGAGGTGTCATCACCACAATCACCAATTCTACGACTACCGTTGAGGGTGACTGTGCAACAGCATTCGAGACATTCTTCCTCAGTGGACAGAATATTGATGTCAGTATTCTAATCACCGGCCCAATGAGTGCATCTTTTGCTTCTCAAGTTATTAATATAGCAGAAACTCGTAAGGATTGTGTTGCTTTCGTATCTCCAAACAACAATGGAAACTATTCAACAATAGCATCTCAAGATCTAAACGAATGCCTTGCTTATAGATCCGCACTCAACTTGTCCTCTTCTTACGGTTTCATGGACTCTGGTTACAAACTCCAGTACGACTCCTTCAATGACCGCTACATCTATGTTCCACTGAACGCAGATATCGCTGGTTGCTGCGTAAGAACCGATACAAATCAAGATCCTTGGTTCTCTCCAGCCGGTTATGACAGAGGCCGTATCAAGAATGTCGTTCGTCTCGCCTATAACCCAGGCCAAACAGATCGTGACGAACTCTACAAGAAGCAAATCAACCCAGTTGTTACCTTCCCAGGCGAAGGTGCAATTCTCTTCGGTGACAAGACCCTCCTCAACAGACCATCTGCATTCGACCGCATCAATGTTCGTCGTCTGTTCATCGTCCTTGAGAAGGCCATCGCTACCGCTTCTAGATTTATTCTCTTCGAGTTCAATGACGAGTTCACCAGAAATCAGTTCGAACAACTCGTTCAGCCATTCCTTAGAGAGGTCGCTGGTCGCCGCGGTATCACGGATTTCCGTGTTGTTTGCGACGAAACCAATAACACTCCATATGTGATCGACTCGAACGGCTTTGTTGGTGACATCTTCATCAAACCAACAAGATCCATCAACTTCATCCAGTTGAACTTCGTTGCAGTCCCAACAGGACTTTCCTTCGCAGAACTTACTGGCACAGCAAGTTGATTAAACAACCGTTAAATAAATTCTAGATAGAACAGAAAATCAAAATAGGAGTATCTTAAATGGCATACTTAGGAATTGACAGATTTATTCAAGACTTTGACGGTGGTTCAAGACCAACACTGTTCAGAGTTACAGTAACAGACAAAGCAGGCGTTGTTAAGTTTAACAACAGATTGACATTCTACGCAAAGGCAACCTCTATTCCAGGCTCAACTCTTGGCGAAATCATAGTACCATACATGGGTCGTCAAATCAAGGTTCCTGGCGATAGAACCTTCGAAGATTGGACAGTAACAGTTCTCAACACCGAAGACTACACCATCCGCAACGAGTTCGAAAAATGGAACCGTTACTACAATGGTATCGTCAACAACATGGTCGGTGATACAACTGGTGCTGCAACAACCGAAACATCCGCTCCATTCTGGGGCCATGTTACTGGTTGCACTGCTACTGTAGAGCAACTAAATAGAAAGGGACAAACCGTACAAAAGTACGAACTCGTTGCCTGCTATCCAAAGGAAGTTGCTTCGATTGAACTTGCTTATGACCAAAACGACACTGTATCCGAATTCCAAGTCACCTTCGGTTACACATACTTCCAAGTCAAGCAAGGACCAGGCGCGCAACTCAACCTCGGCGGCAAGAGATAAAACTCTAACCTCGAAAGGTTGACTACATCATGGCATTTAATGTTTTCGGATTTACTTTTGGTCGCAAAGAAACCGACGAAGAAGTATTCTCGATAGTCCCACCATCCGCCGAGGATGGTGCGACTGTTATAGAGGGTGGTGGTCTTCAAGGTTATTATGTGGATCTCGACGGAACTCTCCGTAATGAGATAGACATGGTGAGAAAATATCGTGAAATGTCTCTTCATGCTGAAGTAGACATGGCAATAGACGATATTACCAACGAAGTAATAACCGAAGACGCAAGAAATCAAGTAGTAAAACTCAACTTGGATAAAGTTGATGTTCCAGAAACAATCAAGGAAAAGGTACAGGACTCCTTCAAAGAAGTTCTGTACCTTCTTGATTTTGAAAGAAAAGGTTACGACATCTTCCGCCGATTTTACATCGACGGAAGACTTTACTATCATATAATTCTTCACGAAAACAAGAAGAAAGGTGCAAAAGAGTATCGTTATGTCGATCCTCTACGCATCAAGAAAATCAAGGAAGTGAAGGAAAAGGAAAGAGTTGGAAACATAGAAGTTCCAACCGATATGGAAGAATATTATCTGTACATGCCTTTCGAGAAGAGCATGCCAAGCACATATAATATCAACTACAGTACACCAGAACAGGGAATTAAGATTGCTCCCGATTCCATCAATTATGTTCATTCTGGCATGTACGATCCAAATACCAGAAAGGTTATTGGTTATCTTCACAAGGCTATCAAACCGCTCAATCAGTTGAGAATGGTTGAAGATGCCACTGTGATCTATCGCTGGTCTAGAGCACCAGAGCGCAGAATATTCTATATTGATGTTGGTTCTCTTCCAAAGAACAAAGCGGAACAGTATCTGCGCGAAGTTATGAACCGTTACAGAAACAAAGTTGTTTATGATGCAAATTCTGGTGAAATACGAGACGACAAAAAGCATATGTCTATGCTTGAGGATTTTTGGTTGCCAAGACGCGAAGGTGGAAGAGGAACTTCCATCGAAACTTTACCCGGCGGACAAAATCTTGGAGAAATGGCAGATGTTATGTACTTCCAAAAGAAATTATTCAGATCTCTTGGTATACCAGAGTCTCGTTTGCAAGCAGACAATGGTTTCAATATGGGTAGAGCATCGGAAATCAACAGAGATGAACTAAAATACGCAAAGATGGTGAATAGAATTAGATGTAGATTTGGTGATCTTCTGATGAATTTCCTAAAGGTTCAATGCATCACCAAACAAATAATGAATGAAGACGACTGGATCAAAATAAACCAGTATATCAAGTTGGATTTTGCAACGGATGCTTATTTTGCAGAATCGAAACAAGCAGAAATTATGAAAGATCGTATGGCAATAATGAGAGAAGTTGCTGACTATTCTGGTAAATTCTATTCAGATTACTGGATTCGCAAGAACATTCTTCGCCAAACCGACGAAGATATTGCTGAAATTGATGCACAAATCGAACAGCAGAAGGCAGAAGAACTTGCTCAAATGCAGTCTCAGCAACAAGTAGGTCCAGACGGACAACCACTTCCTACTGATGATGGAGGTGGAGCACCACCTATGCCTGGTGAACAACCAGAACAACCACAGCAAGTGCAGACACAAAGCACCTTCATAAACAATAAAGGCGTTGATTACGATGCGAGTAGCCTTCTATAAATAAAAAGTAGGAGGTTAGTATGACAAACTTTCCAAAATTTGGACAAGAAGATTTTGATAAATTAAAATTACAAAGTTGTGCAGATGACTCCTGCGATGTTAATTTCATAGTAAGTCGTCCTGTTGTCAGCAGTGGAGGAGATGGGGGTTGCTGCGATTGTCCTCCTGGTCCTCCAGGCCCTCCAGGTCCAAGAGGAGCAAAAGGAGACCCTGGTGATGGTGGTCCTTGTCCAAAAGTATATGCAGGTCCTCTTTTACCTCCAGATGGACCTGGTATAGACGAGCAAGCATTTCAAGATTTGATGGAGTCTCGTGGTTACATAGTACAATTAAGTATAGTAGGTGGAAACTACTCTCAAGCAGAAATTGATGCGGATGTTTTTACATATCCTAATTCAGAAATTCAATATGTACAATCTTCAGATGGAACACTGTCTGGTGGACTACAGAGCAACGAAGAGGAATTTTGGCCATTTGCGTATGAAACAATAGGTGCTAATGGAATTGGTTACTACAACCACACTCCAACATTTGGACAATTTTTAGAAATGTGTGGTCTAAGAGACAGCACTGGAACCACGGAACAAAGAAGAAATTTCTATAAAACAGGAAACAACAGATTACAAATACCTTCTTTGATAAATTGCGTTAATGCTCCAACTGTTCCAGCCCAAGGTCTTGTTCCAAGGACTTATACTTTTGTTTCCAGAAACAGTTCAGCAATTGGTGGTTCGAATGGTCCATATTATCTAGAGCAGTTTAAGAACACCGTAAACGGCATCATCAACGGAACGATACGATCTGATGATTTTCAAGGCGACAATCCAGCAATATTAACAAATCTTGGTCATCAAATAGTAAAATCAGACGGTACTGTTGGTGTAGCATACGATTGTGAAGATTGCATTCAAGGACCACCCGATTCGAATATATTAGACAATTCTGGTAATTTGAATGATTGTGATGTTTTTATAGACACGCAAAACGGAGTTATGTATAGCCGAGACGAAGCAGGTGATTGGCCAAGTGGTGCTCCAAGATTTAATCCTAATGGAATACCACTTAGAGTTCCTTTCCCAGATCAGGAGTTGCCACTACCACCACCCAGAATAAGAAAAGAAACCGTACTTATTAGAATTACTAATAGCACAAGAGTTATTACCAATCCAGATCCAAATCTTCAAAATATTTGGGTTTATACTTATGAAATAGTAGATTTCAATCCATCCACGCTGGAATATAATCTTTTAAGACCTGGAAATCCAGGCACATTTGCATACAACAGTTGTGAGGTGTTGAGAGACAAGGATGGTATAGGGCAGGATCAGTTTATCAATTTTCCAAACAATACTATAGAAATGCTTCCTATAAGGAATGGTATAGTAGTTGTTGCTAAAAAAGACGGACAACACTACATCTTCTCGGTTCCAAATGCATATAAGGCAGGTTGTGTATGACTTTCAATCCAGGCGTAAATTGTTGTCCATGCTGTAAGGTTCCTCATTGTCTAAATGGCGATAGAATAGACGATGGTTGTTGTGTCGGTTGTGATGATTTGATAATGTGGTCAGAAAGACCAAGTCAAAGTGCAGTTCAAGAGTCATTTACAAGAGTACCAAAAGCACCACCTCCAGAATGTCCAGGCTATATTACAGTAGAAAAAAATGGACTGGAATTAGACGCCTCGTTTTCAAATGGTACATTAGGAGGAAGTGTTGGAAAATATTTCCATTATAAAACATACACAGAAGAACTAGATCCTGTTCAGACTTTATATTCATACTATAACTCTTACTGGAGACCATATGGATCGACAAATTATAATATAGGTATCCCAGGCGATTTTGGGGAAAGAATTCTTCCTTTACTGGATGATCCCATTAACTGTGATGGATTTTCAAATATAGAAACAAATGAGTTTTATAAAACCACCGATCCAGAAATAAACACAGGATTGTTGGCTAGATGCAGATACGATAGTCAATTTGATAGAGGTCTCGCTCAGATGAGAAAAGGAGACTGTCAAACTCTAACTAGGTTGAGAACTTGTTTACATTTAGAGTCTCCCTGCAACGGAACAAATCCAGTAGGTAAAGACGGAACAGTAACAAGTGGTTGCGTTGGTCAAGAAACTCTTCAGTGCTATGGAGAATCTCTTACTCAAAATTCAATATTGCAGGATTTATCAAGAGGATATCCAGAGTTTTCTCACATTTCTGTAAAATACGGAAACAGTAGTTTTGGATATGAAGAATTTTGGAATTGTTGTTATCCTTCTGGTTCTTCTCCAGGGTCAGATCCTTGTGGTCCTCCTCCAAGTATTCGATATCCTAGATGCACCTGTGGTTCTTTGTGGTTAACCAACTATAGAAAAAGAAAATTGATGGATGACAAGAGATATATTTGGGCTGTTGATGTGGAATGTTACTATGGTGGAGATTTTATAAATCCAAGAGAACCCAAATCATTGTCGGATTATTGGTTGTTCAATATGTCCAACGAAAGATGGTGGAGAATAAAAGAAACCACTGGGTTGGATCCAGACAATCCTGATAGAAAAATTCCTCT